GTTGGTCGTAAGGGCAATAGCTTCCTTGAAAGTGGCTATGTGTATGCTCCATACGTACCACTGCAAGTCACGCCGACCATTTTTGGTCCGGAAGACTTCGTGCCTCGTAAGGGAGTTATGACCCGTTACGGTAAGAAGATGGTCCGACCAGATATGTATGGTCTTGTAGTTGTTGAAGACCTCGTTTAATTTATTAAACTTGTTCTTATGAACTTTTAAGCCCCGTCTTTCTTTTGAGAGACGGGGTTTTCTTTTTCGTTTAAAGCGCCCTTCAACTATTTAATTAATAGGAGAATAACAATGGCAACAGCACCACCAGTTTTATCACCAGTTCAAAAAACAAGCCCATATGTGTTACCTGCCACGGGCACGCATTCCAATGTAACGACTACGGCGGTTCCTTATGGGATTTATTTGGATTCAACTGATTTTATTTCTGGTGCAGTTGATCAGGTTTCTTTTACTTATAAAATGCTTGGGGGTGATGTTTTAGATATTGAACTCACGCAACAAAATGTTTATACTTCTTATGAAGCAGCCGTTTTAGAATATTCTTATATTATCAATAACCACCAAGCTGTTAATGTTTTGTCTGATTTTTTAGGAGCCGTAACAGGCACTTTTGATCAAGATGGTCAACTTAAATCCGGGGAATTATCTTCTAGTTTAAGCGGTACTCAGGCATCATTAAAGTTTCCGAAATTTACATTTGAATATACCAAAAAAGTTGCTGATGGTCTTGCCGCAGGCGCAGCATTGGGTGATGATTCAAGAATATATTCGGCCTCTATAACCATGCGAGATAATCAGCAGGACTATGATTTACAAAAAATTGTTCAAGATCTTTCTGTTTCATCATCAGTTGCATTTACAGGAAGTGTTAACAATAAAAGAATTGCCATCCGGCGAGTGTATTATAGATCACCTCAAGCTATGTGGAGGTTTTATGGATATTATGGCGGCTTAAATGTTGTTGGAAATCTTTATACATATGGACAATTTTCTGATGAATCAACATTTGAAATTGTTCCTGCATGGCAGAATAAACTCCAATCTATGGCCTTTGAAACAAATCTTTATACTAGAGCCTCACATTATTCTTATGAAATAAGAGATAATAGAATTAGAGTTTATCCTCCCCCCTCAAGTCCGGGGGCGGGATCTCCTAGTAAAATGTGGTTTGAATTTACAATTCCAAGTGATGCATGGGATTCCGATTCAACCAGAAAAGATGGTACTGATGGAATAAATAATTTTAATACCCTTCCATTCGCCAACATTCCATATCAAAATATTAACAGTATGGGTAAACAATGGATAAGAAAATATGCACTCGCAATTGCAAAAGAAATGCTAGCACAGGTACGTGGAAAATTTGGTTCAATTCCTATTCCAGGGGATTCTGTAACTTTAAATGCATCAGAATTGGCAACCCAAGCTAAAGCAGAACAAGATGCCCTCAAAGAGGAATTAAAAACTTTGTTGGATCAATTAACTTATCAAGCGATGGTGGAGAAAGATTCAGCAATGGCTGAAGGTGCCAAAGCTCTGCAAACAAACATTCCATTGGGAGTTTATAGAGGGTAATGAGGAAAATATGTCATGGCAGATAATAAATGGAGCAGACCAGATACTCCGCCACCACCTCTTTTCTTTAATAAAAAAGAAAGAGATTTGGTTAAACAAGTTAATGATGAATTAATTGAACGAGTAATTGGTCAACAAATTCTTTATTACCCCATCAGTGCAGTTCATACTAATTTTCATCCTCTTTACGGAGAAGCCATTGAGAAAAATTTTTTAGCACCAATTAGAGTGTATGTTTTAATTGAGTGGGGCGATACCACCACCACCACCACAAACTATGGAATTGATCGTATTTATTCATTAACGTGTCATTTCCACAAAAGAAGATTAACTGAGGATCAAGACCTATTTGTTCGTGAGGGTGATTTTATTTTATATGGAAACGATTATTATGAAATAGTTACCTTAACAGAACCAAAACAACTGTTTGGAAATACAGAATATATGATGGAGATTGCTGCTAAATGTGCTCGCGCACGACAAGGGCTTTTTGATGGTAAATAATAGTGAGGGACAGAAGCAACATTAGTGGAACTATGAGGCAAATATTGCCCTTTAAACCATCAACTTTTGAAACTATAGATTATGCGGTACATAGTTGGGTTAATGAAGAACTTGATGTTTTTGCCACCACTAACAAAGGATTTAAAAAAACTCCGGTTGTGTGGGTGGCGGGAGAACGCTCTTGGCAGGTTAAAGATCATAAAGATTTAAGAGATATTGACGGCGCTCTTATCTTTCCTATCATGACTATCCAGCGTGATGGATTTAATAAAAATTTGGATAAAAAAGGAGCTTTTTGGGGTAATGTTCCTTCTGTTTCGGATAATAAAGGTGGCTCAATAACTATTGCTAGACGAGTTCAGGCTGAAAAAACAGCAAATTTTGTAAATGCGGACGCTTATAGAAAAAAAGGAAAGATTGTTGGAAACGCTGGGGAGACTGGAAAACAACAAATTAATTTTCCCAATAAAAAGAAAGATAATCCTAAAATTGTTTATGAAACAATTGATATTCCAATGCCGGTCTATGTTAGTGTTGATTATTTAATAAGCGTTCGAACCGAATATCAACAACAGATGAATGAAATTATTCAGCCTTTCGTTGTTGATGCGGGTGGTATTAATTATAGAGTATTAATTGGGCATGATGGACATCGCTATGAAGCTTTTATGAATCAATCTTTTGATGTAACTAATAATCTTACAGACATGGGCAATGAAACCAGAATTTATGAAACTAAAATTAAATTAAATGTATTAGGATATTTAGTGGGTGCCGACAAAAATCAAAAACAACCCAATATTGTAATACGTGAAAATGCAGTTGAGGTAAAAATTCCGAGAGAGCGTGTTATTTTTTCAGACACCCCTAATTGGAAAAATGGAAAATATCGTTCATAAAGTTTCATTTGTCTTTTAGGTTTATAACATACTATTTATTAGAGAATTTAAGTATTGTTATACTGAGCGAGGAGATTCTTATTCATGGCTAAAACTGGAGTTAGTAAATTTAGATTTATTTCACCTGGGATACAAATTGCGGAAATTGATAATTCCCAATTGCCACAAATTGCAGAACCAATGGGACCTGTAATTATTGGTTCGACTGTTCGTGGTCCAGCACTTCGGCCCACAAAAGTTAGTTCTTTTTCGGATTTTGTTGAAATATTTGGAATGCCGCAGGCCGGAAATAAAGGTGGCGACATTTGGAGAACTGGTGTTTTTGGTTTAGCTCCTACATATGGTGCGTATGCTGCACAAGCATGGCTTAGGAATAATAATCCTGTGACTTTTGTTAGACTTCTTGGTAAAGCGAATAGCGATGCGACTGCTGCTGGTGTAGCAGGCTGGAAAATCGGCAATTCTTATACATCGGATGGCAATTCTTATTTATCTGGCGGGGCGATGGGCTTATGGCTTATTGATTCTGCTAGTAATCCTACTGGGACTGCAACTACAGGAACTTTAGCAGCAATTTTTTATTGTAATATAGGTCGTGTTGACTTATCGGGAAATGTAAAAGGAACTTCGTCTGCTGGTATCGACCAACATGTAACCGCTTCATCGGGACATTTAATTATGAGTCGTGGTAGTAACATTGATTTTACGGCAGTTGTTAGAACCGGTTCAGCTGGTGAAATTTCTGAAACAATTGGTTTTAATTTTGATGAAAACTCAAAAAGATATATTCGAAAAGTTTTTAATACTGATCCAACTTTAATTGATCCAAATTCCCGGCAATACGCTACAGATAATAGAAAAACGTATGTGCTTGGTGAAACCTTTGATCGAGATATTGATGAACACATTACAAATACTGGTGAAACAGGAAGTCGCGTCTTGGGAGTTATGCTTCCACTCGTAAACAGCACTACAGATACGAATGTTAATCAAAAAAGTCTTCTTAAGTCTTCTACCGGCTGGGTTATTTCACAAGATTTAAACAATTATGCCTCTTACAATCCACTTGATACTACTAATATCAAAAAGCTCTTTAGGTTTAGAAGTCTAGAGGGTGGTAGTTGGAACCAAAAGAATCTTAAAATTTCTATTACTGGTATTACAGCAGCTTCTAATGAATTTGCGCCATGGGGTTCATTTACGATTGAGATTCGAGATGTTGGTGACAGTGATAATGATCCTGTCCTTCTCGAAAGCTTTTCAAATTGCAATTTAAATCCATATTCAGACAATTATATTGGAAGAATAGTTGGGGATTCTTATGTTGAGTGGAGTGACGATGATCGCCGCTATAGATATTATGGAAATTGGCCCAATAAGTCAAAATACCTTTATGTAGATATTGGGGACGTGGTAAAAGCGGGAGGCGAACCAGAATATCTCCCATTTGGTTATTATGGACCTTTGCGGTTTAGAGGGTTTGGTATCACAAGCTCGAATGCAACACAATCACTATCTCTTTCAGGGAACAATACCGGAATCACCACGACCGCCAATGCAAATGCAGTTTTGGCTCAGACCGGGAGAGGCTGTGGCACGTCATCGCTGAGTGGCGATGGTGCGCTCGTATATTGGTTTACCGGAAGCACCAACACTACGCCATTTAGCGGCGCGTTTATGTATCCACGAACTTATCTTCGAAGGAGCACCGAGGTTGGCAATTTAGCTAGCCCACAAGAAGCTTATTTTGGCCTTGATACAACTCGATCAGGAAGTTCAACAAGATTTGAAGCATCTTATGTTGATGTTGTGGGTGGCTTGCCCGATACTCTGAGAGTTTCACCGGGAAATGTAACGCCTAGCGATCAAGCCGCTGGAGATACTGAATATGAGTATGTCTTCAGTTTAGATGATGTTACGAGACATAGCGGAAGCACTGCGGCTGCGTCCATGATTGGGCGTAAAGCAAGCACCACACAGGCATATTATCTTTCGGGTTCACGACAACTAGGATTATCAATCACTGCTACCGGAACAACTGCAAGTCCCAACAGCAACACATATAAAAATGTTTTGGATGTAGGGTTTGATCAATTTACAATGCCTCTCTTTGGAGGGTTTGACGGTATAGATATTCAAGAAAGAGATCCATTTAATGATTATTCAT